CAACACTGTCAGCCTTCACAGCAAAGCGGCGTTGCGTCGTTGTGGTTGGCCCTGCTGCATCAAACTGCAAGCCGCCAGTGTCGCCGAGTTCTGTTGATGTCACGGTCATGTCAATGCTCCACCAGTCTGCTGCTGTTTGATTTGGTTTAGAACTGTCTCGATGGCCTCAAGTACCCGCGTTTGCTTTGGTGCTTCTTGGTCAGATTTGCTTTCTTGAGTCTTGACGCTTGGGCTGGCTGCCAATGCAAACTTGAACGCACCAATCGCAGTCTCTCCAACAGACTTGACGCTGAACGCTTTGCGTCTTTGCTCGTCGGCCTTGCGCTCTTCTTCTTGCTGCTTCTTGATCTGGTCTTGTTGTGCCTTTGCCAGTCGGTTTGAATCCTCCAACTGCTTCTTCAGTTGCTCAGACCGCAGCCGCAAAAACAGGTTGTTTTGCGCTTGCTGCCTCTTTGCTTCGTTCTCGGCAAGCAATTCACCAGCACCATCGACCTCTTCAAGTTTCTTCTTTCGCTCGTCAAACAGAGCATTGATGGCTTCAAGTTCCGATTCGTATTGAGACACGACTTGCAGCCGGTCAATCTCAGTCTGCAACTCGTTCTTTGCCACCTCGTCTGAAGTCTGTGCCAACTCCAACCGCAAGCGTGCTATCTCAAGTTCTTTCTCCCCAGTTTGCAGTACCTCAGCGATTGCCTCATTGCGCGCCCGGTTCTTCTGTTGGGCTTCGTCCATCAAGCGGTTCTGCTCTTTGATCTGATCGTTTACTCTTTTCTCGTTGTCGATCCTTGCCTTGTTTTCTGCAAGCGCACGTTGGATCCGTGCTTGCCGTTCCAACTCGTCTGCTTGTGATTGAAGCACTTTGACGGTTTGGCTGCCACTGTCTCGGTTCTTTGCAGCCTCCTCCCTCAAGGCTTGCGCTTGTGCTAGTTGTTGGTCAAACGCTACTTGTGCTGCTTTGTTGTCTGCCTCAAGCAACAAGCCGCGCTGTCTAAGAATATCAATCTCGTTCTTTGCAATTTGCGCTCGTGCTTGTGCGCTGGTCTTGAAACCCGCTTGCTCTTTGTTTGTTCTTTCGGTTGCTTCTGCTAGTTCTTTGGCCTCGTCAGCGGCTAGACCAAGAGCAATCGCAAGTTGGCGACCGGCAGCGGCAAACTGATTGAACACCGGGACTTTGGCAAGCACGGCTTCTGTGCCTTTGTCCAGTGCATCAATGCCATCGCTTGCACCTTCAACGGCTTCACTTGCCTCGTTGAATCCTTGAGCAAGGCCGCCAACGATTGCGCCAATAGCAGCAAAGCCAGCAACCACGCCAAGGGCTGCTGACAGTTGGCTTTGGAATCCTTGCACCGCACCAGTGGCCTCAAAGAATCCACCCTTGGCTTGTTGGGCCGCCTGACCAATCTGCTGATCGGCCTGCGCAACCTTTTGCTTTGCTTGGTTCAGCCCTTTCTCAAGCGGGCCAATATTCGCTTCGACTGCAACAGTCAGGGAGCCAGCAGGTAGGTCAGCCACATATCACCTCAACTTGATGAACTCTTCGACTTGCCCAAGCAGTCCGTTCCACTCAGGCAATGTTAGTTCTATCGGCTCACCGACGCCGGGAAAGAAGTGGGCAAGCAATGCACGTTCGCGTGTCCAATCACGCTTCACCCAACTCAAGCCCGGCGTCAGCCTTGATCGTCCGGCTTGATCTCCTCAAGATCCGGGTCAGTTGCTTCAGGCTGTTCGTTGCCTTCTGCGAACGGATTCCAAAGCCCGCACACTTCTGCCGACGCTGACGCAAGTTCACCAAGATCGCTGATTGCATCAAGCACATCAGGTTGCTGCTTTGCACCCGTCAAGGCTGCACCAATGAACAGACGCGCACCAAGTTCGGTATACGCCTGCCGCTTGACTTCTGTGCCTTGGTCCCATGCTTGTCGCATCTCGGACACCTTCGCCACGGTCTGCTCGTTGTTCAGGCCCACGGCTTGGCAATCGCTGATCATCTCTTTGCGCCGCACCTCAAAGATGCGTTGCCCTACCTCATGGATCTGGCGAACCGTCAGGCGTGGCACAGTGAACTCTTGCCCGTCAAGTGTGATCGTGACTTCTTTGATCATGTCATTCCTCTCAAGTGTGGCGGCAGCGAGACTGTGGTTTCCGTCCAGTCCCGCCGCCGCTTGGTTTCAATACTGACCAGACGGTTGATGTCATTGGTCAAACGATAGAGCGAGATGGCACAACGCTGTGCCTCCTCAAGTGTTTCAGCCGAGGAGCCGCACTTCCTCGTGATGATCTTGCCAGTCTTCAGCCCTCTGAACTGTACGACCGACACCCAATCATCGGGCGACTTCTTTGCCATGCTTAGGTTTCATCCCAAGTCAAGGTGATGTCACCAGTAGACTCGCCGTCAACACTGATCGAGGCATCACCGCCTTGCGTGCTGGTAGGTGACACGTTGCCAATGACAGCCTTGAACGACCACTGACTCAAAGCCTTGCTGGTCGATCCGGTTTGCAAAGTCACATCCTCACCAACTTTGTTGAACGCCAAGATATCGGTTGAAGTTGGCATCGGCTCTGTTGTTGAGTCGTTGTCTTGCATGATGCCAGAAGCAGAGAATGTGCCGGACATAAGGCCACCACGCTTCTGTGCAAACGCATCAGCAAACGAGGTGACATCAGAGACAACCTGCGAGAAGGTTGCTGACCAAGTGTTGAAGAGGATGTTGTGGCTCGCAACGGTGCATTGACCGTCTGACCCGGTGATACGGTTTGAAGGCATATTTGGTCCTTTAGGTGACGGCCCCAGTGCGAAGCCTGAATTCAGTGATGACTCTTAGGTACTCGCCCTCCACTGAGCGGATACCGTCGTTGGTACATTCGATTTTAGCACGACCGTGGTTGTCAATCGTTGGCGTGCCGTTCTGCATTAGGTCGAACAGTTTGGTTTGGAGTGCGCCCAAGGCTGCCATACCGTCTTGCTTTCTGTTGTAGATATCGACTTGAAACAGATAGTCCTTGATAGTGCTGCCGTTGAAGGTCTGCTCAAACGGTGCGCTGATCAACTGGAAAATGCACAACGGCACGGCTTCCATGCTTGGTGCTTCTTGCTCGTAGATCCGGCCACCGACTGCGACGAAGAACCCGTTCACGTTGAGTTGCTGGCTTATCAGTTGCGTGTAGAACGCTTTCACAACGTCTTGGCTCATGCCCGCCCACCTTTCGCGGCTAACTTCGCAAACGTCCGCTTGGCTTCTGCCGTTGCAGCCTTCTGCATTTTCTTCTTAGATCGGTCGAGGGCTGGACGCATGTACGGCCGAGCGGCCTGAAATACGGTGCGGCCTTTGCCATCTGTGCCAGCAAATCCATACTCCAACCGGCGGGCGTAGACTAATTTCGTGCCAACGCGAATCGAAGGCTTCGGTCCAAAGTTCTTGCTGTCGTCGATCTGGATGCTACGACCAAGCGTGCCAGTCTGCTTGTGCGGTGGGTTTGGCGGTCGTGATGGCGCGCCCGGTCCACCTTGGTTCAGGTCAACTTTGATTTGACGTTGAAGCACGACAGCCGCAGCAGACAAGGCATCCTTCGCCATTGCCTCTGCAATTCTCTTGCCAAGCATGATGTCGAATTCATGGCTCATGCTACCGCCGTCGAGTCCTCTGTACAGTCAACCACAACGTGAGCCAGCGATGCAGCACCAGCAAACATGCCGGGCTTGATCACGCCGACCACTTCCAAGAACCGCACGCTGCTGTCTGCCGGATCTGTGAACTTCAGCCGGTTGGTTGGTGCGATGGTCACGCCTGCATCGAAGTACACGCGGTGCGTGATCACCAGTTCGTCACGGCCTGCTTGCAGTGGCTCCGACGCACCGGCTGGCTGAATGAACCCGGTGACGGTTGAGCCGTTCGAGTACGTCAGCGTTGGGAAGCCTGACGCATCGTTTGCGGTTGCGGCGGTCTGGATGGTGATTGACACGCCATGCTTGGTAATGAGTTCCGTGACGCTCATGACTTCCTATCAATGAACTGAGCGAGCAATTCCCGAATGCGCTCCGATGAGCGGATCGGGTCGGCTGCACGGGTGTACGAGTATGAGCCGATTGACTCAGATTGCATGGTCGGGTTCTCACCCTTGTTGCTGTATGCAAATTGCACCAACTCAATGCAGGCTTGTGCAAGATCAGCAGGTATCTCGCTCAGGCCGTCAAAGCCTGCGTCATACTCGACAAGGATGCCACCGAAGGTGTGAGGCATTGGCAGCCCTGCGTCAGTGGCTTTGCCAAAGAACAGCATGTCGGCTGAATCCACGAACTCAAGCGTGGCACGATCATCATGCACGCGGTAGGGGATATCGTCGCGGTCAGGGAACTCAATCTGTGCAGTTGAGAGCATGACGTTCACGCCGCCTTGGCGGAACAGGTCAATGCTCAAGCAGTTGGTTGACAGGGTTGCATCGAAGCCAGACACAGCATTGATGGCATCGACCAGACCAGAAGCGGTGTCGTTGTTGCTCGACGCGAAGACCAAGTTGCTTGAAGTCTTCGTGCCGTCGGATTGGTGACGGGTCAGAATCAAGCGGTCGCTGCGAACCTCAACAACTGAGCGCAGATCGCTGGCGGTGTCGCTGCTGACACTGAACGCGATCTTGTTGCCGATGGCTACGCGGCTGATTCCAATGACGGGGTAGTTGCGAAGTCGCAGCCGTCGCTGCCCGGAGCCGTTGTACGACTCACGGTAAGACTGCTTTCTGAAGTTGCGGTCACAATACCGCTCGATGCGGCTTGACTCTGCGTTGATCAGGCGTTCGATCAGGGCATCATCACCGGATGTGCCAACCCCCATGTACGCCTTTGCATCGGCCAAAGATACGAGTGCGTTGTCAGCCAGAGCCATCAGCAGTCTCCTATTCCCCCCTCAGCCCGGCAGCCACGAATGGACTGCCGGGCCTTTGAGAGGAAGGTCACGGGTTGTGAATGATCAGATGATCACGCGGCCTTGCCAGTCGGCAGAAGCAGCGGTGATTGGTCGCTGATCGTTGAGAGTAAACGCTGCAACGTAGTTGGCGGATGAGGCAGGGCCGTCAAAGCCAACGGTGATGAAGCGTTTGCGGCCTCTAAGATCGACGAAATACAAGGCGCATCCATCGTCAGCAGCAACAGCACTTGGTGAAGTGACGGTGCTGGACAAGTCAGTGCCAGAGATTTCTGCTTGACCTGATCCCGAAGCATCAGATTCCAGCAACCGAAGTTCTGCCATCGCGCCGTTTGATCCACCAGAGGTGAAGAACTGAACGACAAGATAGTCAGCGTTGAGGCAATCAATCTCTTTGTCTTGGGCTGAAGCGTCGGACTCAGAGAAGTGTTTGAAAGTAATGTCTTGAAGAGCGATCATTTGGTATCAGCCTTTCAATTAGGAGCCGGTCTTGAGGGCAACAATAGCACCAGCGGCACTGCTGTCACCAACGTCGTGGCAGTTGATGTCAAAGCGAGTCGTTCCACGAACACCGATTTGGTCGGCCTCGAAGAAGCGATCTTCACTCACGGCAATCTCGGTTGGCCGACGGTCGCCCATCGTTGCACCGAGTTCGAGTGCGCCGAAGTACGCACAGAGGGTAGAGGTAGCAGTTGCCTTTGGCATCACATCAGTCAGCACGACTTCATAGCCAAACAACGAAGGCACAGCCACGCCACCAGCAAGGGTGAGGTTGGTGTTGCCGCCAGCGTCAGCAAGAAGGTCAAGCACGACAGTGTGATAGAACTGAGTGGACATGTACCACTTTGGAGTGCCTTGCGAGAAGACAAACTCAGGGGCCAAGCCAACAGTGCCGGTCAGGTCAGCAAGAGTCAAAGCAGCAAAAGTGTTGCCCGAACCTTGGGTCTTTGTACCAGCAGAACCAACAGCGTTCTTCAGGCCGACGATGCCGCCGTTGCTTGAAGTGCCATCACCGTTGAAGCCTGCTTCGTCTTCTGCGTTTGCAAAAGCACGGGCAACTTCACCAGCCAAGAAGTCGCCGAGATTCACAACGGAATCTTCAGCCAACTCACGGCTGTACTTGGTCAACGTGGCAGCCTTACGGGCAACCAAAGACACTTGGTCGAACGAAGCATCAGTTTCGCTGATCGACGAACCTTCACCAACGAACGAAGCGGTCAGGCCGCCAGCGATTCGGTTGATGAGCAAGGTGTCGCGGCTCATGTTCAGCACGCGGGTGTTGGCGCGGAACTTGCCAAACTGAGCGCGCAAGTCAATGATTGCTTGCTCCAGTTCGTCAGGCACCAAGAACCCACCAAGCGAGTTGTTGGTTTCGCCGTGTGCCTTAGCACCGTAGCGATCCGAGACCCACTGTTGAGCGGACTTGTTGCCCATTGAACCCAAGAAGAACTGACCAAGACCGTGTGCGGTTTCGGCGTCGTTCAGGTGCTTGAGTGTTCCCTTCATAGCAGGAGCAGTCACGACAGGCGTGGCAGCGGCAACACGACGGCGGCCCTCTGCTGCTTGCTTCTTGACAAGATCAGCGACAAGAGCGACAGCGGACTTGGCAGCCTTGTCCTCTTCTTCTTTGTCCATTTTGGTTGAAGCCTTCTCGACTTCTTCCTCAACCTCAGCACGCACAGCGTCGGCCTCATCTTCCATTTCCATGGCAGCCATGAGTTCGGCAATGGTCATATCTGGCTTGAGGTCAACCATCATTTTCTTTCGGATATCTTCCGACATGGTTTTTTCCTTTGTTTCAGAATCATTAGAACTTCGCTCTGGCTGAGTCGTTGATGCCTGCTCTGCTTCTTCAATTGCCTGCCGACAATTGACGCTCTCAGGGTTCT